ATAGCATCAAGCTCTTTGTCCCTGGCTGCATTAGCTTGCTCAATTGTCTTTGTGGTCGATAAATCACCAGCTGCTAATCTTGCCCTGGCATCACTTAGCTGCTTTGTCGCTTGCTCAAGCTGAGTCATCTTCAGAGATGCCTCTGAGATACCTTTAGCATACTCAAGCAATTCCTTGCTTGGGTTTTTTGTAGCAGCCACAACCTTATTGACAGCCACAGCATACTCATTGGCTGAGATAGTTGCTGCCTTATAGTCAGCCTCTAATCTTCTTAATTGTTCAGCAGTGTCCTCATTGGTTTTTAAGCCACCAGCAAGTAATTCCTCTGGCTTGACCTCAGTGCTCCTTGCTGACCTAGTGAGTGAGCCTTCAGATACTAGCTTTTGAACCTCAAGAAGTTTTGTCTTAAAGAATCCCAGCTTATCGATTGCCTCCTCAATGCCTTTTGTCAAAGCCAACTCAGCAGAGTTTTGATTGAGTTGAGCAATTGAAACATTGAGCTCAATTGTTGAGAGGATTAGCTTTCTGGTTTCTACATCTGCTTTTTTGTAATTTTCAACCAATGAATCAAACGATGCTCTGTCCATCAACTTGAATGACTCTCCAAGTGACTCCATTGATTTATCAACATCCTTCAAAGCCTCATCAAGAGTCTTTGATTCATTGCCCATGTTCTTGATTAGAGTCACAACCGCTGGCAATAAAGCGAATCCCACACCTAGAGCAGCGCCAAGAGCGCCAAAGCCACCCAATAGCTGAGGAGCTTGCTGACCAAAGGCTCTCAAAGCATCTGTGCCCATTGTGGTCTGAACAATAAAGTCCTGGAGCTGGAAACTCACATTCTGGACATTGCGCTGCATTCCATTCAATGCCTTGCCAGTTGATGCTGCCTGGGCATTGATGTTTTTGACCTTGCCAGCGACTGTCTCAAAATCTTTGACAGCCTTAGCCATGTCCACTTCAATTTTATAGAGCATCTCTGCTTGATTCTTTGTCATCTTATACGACCCTCATGATTGTGTTGAACACCACCGATGGGTGTCTCCTGTCTCTGCCAGCTGTGAAATTGAATGGGCTGTCTGTATACCAGAGGTCAGTAATCTTCAGCCCTGGGTATTTTCTGCGCATTGAGTTGGCAATCGCCTTGGTCACAGACACCTGACCTCTGACTCGCTTGCCCTCAAGCTGGCGCTGCGCTCTCTTGAGTCGCTTTTGTAGACTCTTTGTGCCAGCCCAGTTGCCTGATTCCAAATATCTGGCATATGGCAGATTTGATGTGATGCGCACATCATCGCCATCCTTGCCCAGCTTAACATTCTCCAAAGCAGAAAGTGGAGCCTCTTTGCCATTGATATATAAACCCCAAGAGTCAGCCATTGCGCCAGTGGATTCCCTGGCATAAGACCTGGAGAGCTTTCTTGCCATCTCCAATGCTTCTGAAACTGCCTTCAATAATAGGGATTGTTTTAAGTTGAAATACCAGGAGATATTTCTTTTCGCCTCATCTGGTGAGCGATTTCTGCGATTATCCACAGAAATGAATGACAGCTCATTGCCCTTTTTGATTTGGTCATTGGCTGCCTCATTTCCTAGAGCGAAAGCATAAGTCCTCAAACCCCTTAATCCAGAGGCTAAGAAAGCAGCTGGCACTTGAGAATGAGTGATTCTCTTGCCATCATACTGAATTTCGAGAGCCGCTGCTGCCATTTATTTTCCTAAGATAAGCGCCATCCAATTGCTGCAAAACATATATCGCCAAATTGCTTAAATTGTAGCGCCTTTGAGCCTCCCAGAAAAGACTTATCGGTATCGGACCGATTGACATTCCCATGCTGCGACCAGTGCTCAACTCATGGAAAAGACTCAATATAAGACCCTCACCATCTGAAACCTCTGGCATCTTGTCGGCTTCTTTGAGTTTCCCCTTTTTCTCCAGCATTCGGTAGAAATCAAACTTACCAGCCCAATCAGTCTGCCAGGTGAAGGTCCTAATTATTTTTTTACTTCGGCAGCAACCTTTTTCTCATATTTTGGCAATTCATTCTGAACCTTTGTCCAAATCTCATCCTTAGCCAATGGGTAATCCTTAAAGAATGTCTCTGGACTATCCACGCCCTCAACCTTAATGACCTGGGTCTCAAAGAAGGAATCTTGCTGGGCTTTATAGACATCCAGGGGAGATGACACGAATTCGCCATCAACCATCTTCAATCTTCTTGACCAATCAAGAGCGAAATCACGATTGACATCTATTGGCATCTTGACTGTGATGATGACCTCTTTTGCATCATCCAAAGTGAATGACACGCCATCGGTTAGACATAAGGGTAATTTGTATTTATTTAGACTCATTTTGCTCTCACTCCTTTCAATAGACTGAGCCTGGGACTGGACAAGTGTGAAAGGTCACTTGCCCAGGTGAAGTCCCCAGGCTCAAAGGCTTAAAACTTATAAATATCGAAATATCCAGATTCAACAGCTTTTGCTGCGCCACTGAACTCGATTGACACTTGCTGGTCCATACCGCCAGATGATGGGTCTGGGAATGACAATTGAGCGCCATGAATAACAAACGCCATGCCACCATCATCATTCTCAACAGAGAATGCGATTGACACTGGAGTCTGGCTCAATTTCTTAGCCATCAAGTCCCAATTCTCATCGCTTAGGTAAGCGCTGCCAGATACTGTGATTGCAGCCATACCCAAAGCATACTGGCGAGGAGCCAATGTGCCCATGCAAGTCTGAGGTGTCAAACCATTCGACAATGAAATCTGGAGTGACTGGATACAGAAATCAGCAACTTCACCCTCAACAATCACCAAGCCAATATCACTAGAGGCATTGAATGGCTGTGTCGTGCCAGCTGGTGTGATAGTGCGACCAGAGGTAATCTTTGGTACTGGTGTCTCATATCCATTGCCCATAAACATAAAGCTGGACTCAACGATTGAGCCATATGTCATGGATAGATTCATCTGGTTCACTAACATGCCACGATAAGCAATTGCTTTATCAGTTAAGTCTGTAAAGTCTTTTTCAATTGAGAATGAAACTGTGTCAGTGCCCACTGATAAGCGGTCAGACCTTCTCAATGTCATCGGACCAGACTCAGAGGCAATAGTTTCCTTGGCAACTGTCAAGACAGTCGTGCCAGGAGTTGTCTCTGTGTCCACAGCAGTCACATACATAGGACCATTGTTCTTTGTCTCAGTTGCATCTGAAACGATGAACAAGTCACCAACCTTGATTGTCAATGCAGTTGTGTCTGAGGTGAATGTCTTGCCGATTGGGTCCACTGTCCAGTCACCAGAATCAATAGCTCCTGGGAACCAAGATGCTTGCATCATTGCGCCACGAATAAAATCATTCAAAGCGAAATCACTAGACAATTCAGCATTGATGTCACCACCAACATCTAAACCAACTTGCACCTGACCGCCAGATGTGCGGTCTGATTGGATTTCAGCTGACTCAGCTGTCTGAGGTGTGCCAGATAAGCTCTCGCTTGTATAGCGCACAGTTTTAAAATCACCAGCTGCTGGCGTAACGCCATAAACTGTCTCCTCAATTGAGGAAATTTTCACTAGATTTGAGGATGACATTTTTTAGGTCCTTATTGATTGATAACTACATATTAAAGCAAAACCTTGCCAAGGAGAATCCCACTCGATGGCTGGGGGAGACTGCGAAATCGGAGGAGATACGGATTCAATCACCAAGGTGTCAATCCTTACGCCTCTGAGAGATTTCCTGAGCTTTTCACCCAGGTCGATTGCTAATGATGATGGATAACCATTAGGAATAGCAATATGGAAAAAGATAGTGCCACGCTCATCCCAGAGATTAGCTGGGAGACAATTGACTTGCTCTGTGGCTGCAACATACTCGATGCCCACCCAGGGCTCAGAGTCATTAGTAGGAATGGACTCAACATCATCAATGTCATCAATGACATGATAGGGTGTATCAGTCCAATTTGCGGCAAAGTGAGCCTGGACAGTTTCCCTCACGAATTTAGAGCTCATCCAATAACCCTCACCTCAGTTGCATAATAAGAATTCTCTGACCCTCTAGCCAACTCATTCACCGCCTGGGGGACATATGCCTTGCCATTGATGAATAATCGGTCAGCTTTGATTCGTATTTTATAGCCATCCAAGTCTCTATTCAAGATAAGAATTCGATGGCTATTCTCTGGAATAGCGCCAGACAATAACTCGCTGGGAGTGTAATTCTGGACCACAGCCTTGACTGTCTTGACAGTTGCCCAAGTCGTGCCAGTCAATGATTGAATCTCGATGTCATGAGCATAAGCATCAAACATCTTGGCATATATAGCGCTGACCGCTGCCGCATTAAGCATGGCGATTCCTATGTGGCTCAAGAGTGTCAATCACATAACCAGGGATTGAGCCAAAATTACCAGAGTTATTACCGCCACCAGATGAGCTTGAGCTGCCAGTTTCATAAGTAACTTTTGCAACACCAACAATTTCCTCTGACTTAACAGCGCCAATTTTCACAGTGCCAGAACCACCGCCATTGGAATTGTATAAGCTGCCAGCAGTCTCAACGATTGCCTTTTTCGCCCAGGCTGGGAGCACTGCAAAACCGCCTTTGTAATCAACAACCAAATCACCAGAGAATGATGCCTGTGACCTGATTTCGCCAGATGGCTTGATGAGCTTATATTCCAAATACTCTTGACCATCCAATGATTCAATCGATGTGACTGACTCTAATGGAAAGTTGCGGACAGTGATAGTGTCAGTGCAACCCAAAGCCACATAATCCTGGTAATCAGCCAGGTCCAGCTTACGCTGCAAGAAGTCCTCAACATACTCCTGGGACTCAATCAAGAGCTCCTCCAAAAGAGCATCCTGAGTGTTGTCAGTGATTCCAAGCAATCTTTTTAATTGTTCAAGCATGATTAGAATGTCCTTGGTGAGGCGTAAGAAGTGACAATATAAACACCGATTTGAGTATTTGCCTCAAGGTTTAAATTAGCGCCTGAGTCATTATTCAAAGTGATATAAAAGCCGCCAGTCACGAATGGGTCAGTGGCGCTTGATGTGTAAGCATTAAAGATGACCTGATTGCTGCCATTGTCAGCATTTCGATTGAACATCACTGGAGCGCCCACGATTGTATTGTCTGCGGCTCTGCGCAACGATACAGTGCCAGTCTCGACACCGCCTGGCTTAATTGTGAAATTCACACGAATAGAGTGATGCAAAACAACATTCGCCCAGGGCACAGTTATCTTTGTCGCAGCGATGGCATATGGGTCATAAGCATCTGTGCCAGCAACAACCTTATCAGACTCTCTCAATGCAGTCGTGCCATTGAATAGATTTAATGATGCGCCATTGGCAAGACCCAAATCAGCTGTGATAGTGCGATTCCATTGGCTGCGAGTAAACAACTTCAAGCCAGTGCCAGTGATGGCTGCATCCACATACTGCTTGGTCGCAGCCTGGAGAGGAGCAACTGGGTCAGCTGGCAAAACGATTGGCACATAGGATGTGTGAGCAGTAGTGTCAAAAGTCCATCGAACTGCGCCAGCTGTATAAACGCCAATACCATTACCAACTTTTGACATATATCCAGCGCCAACACCAAAACCAACGCCCACGCCAGTTGCTGCTGTATAGATTGGTCTGGTCGCATAAATTCCATTACTTGCGAATGAAATCAAGTCAATTGTGCCAGCTCTAAATGAAACTCCACCAGTCGCAGTGAACATGGAATATCCACTGGTGTAATTCATCACAGTGCCAGTCGGCATAGTGATTGGACCAGTCATCGTGCCACCAGCCAATGGCAAGTAAGCGCCACCGCCACCAGTGCCAGCTGGGACAAATATCAATCCATCTGTGCCGAGAGTCGCAGTGTTGCCAGCATCAACTGAGATTGCAGTCGGTCCTGGTAAACCCTGAGGACCAGCTGGACCAGTTGGACCAGTTGGACCAGTTGCGCCAGTCGGTCCAGTTGGACCCTGGTCTCCAGTAGGACCTACAATCGGACCAGCATTCTCAAAAGCTGCATCAATCTCTGACCAAATCCAAGCATCGCCAGTCTCATCGATGATATACATATCGCCAGCAACGCCAGTCGCTGGTAAATCTGCAACTGTGGCAATCCTGGCTTTAAATGTGATACCAAGACCAGCAACACCCTGGATGCCCTGAGGACCCTGAGGACCAGTCGGTCCCACTGGACCTGGCTCACCTTGAATGCCCTGGATACCTTGAGGACCTGGAGGACCCATAGGTCCTGGCGCACCACCGCCACCAGATGAACCGCCACCAGTTGCAATCTGCATCTTTGTCCAGTATTGGCTGCCAGCTAGTGGATT